TGTGGGGATGCAAAACAGAATCTGCATCAAGAAGTGTTTACCCATATAAACCCATAAATACAAAAACTTACTTAACGGCAAGTTGTATGGGATTGATAAATGATGGTGAATTTTATTTTGATGAAAATTTTAAAGTAAAGGAGGATTACGAAATATGTTTAAGACACATTGTTAAATATGGAGGAATTTTAGGCATTAGGTACTTTCATTGGGAAAATGAGCATTGGTCAACAGAGGGAGGTTGTAAAGATTATAGAACTGTTGAGATTGAAAAAGATGCCATAAAAAGATTGATACAAATGTATCCAGGCATGATTAGAAGTGCAAAAATGAATAAAAATGAATTTACAATTCAATTAAATTTATAATAAAATATAAATCATGTTTCAAGAATTAGGTTATTTTAAAGAGTTTTACAAAGAAGGAAAATTAATAGGAATTGTAAATTGTGAAAAAGACAGAGAAGAAGTGGGGTATAACGGAAGGCAAAAGGAAATTATAAAGAAAGATATAATGCTAACAAATAAGAAAAAAGTAAAAGCAAATGTTGAATATTTGACAATTTTATATCCACTTTGCGGAAGAATAAATAAATAGTAATGGCATACGACAAAGTAAAAATATTTGAACAAGCCAAAGAAATGATAGTAAAGCACAAGCTTTTCTTTGTCGAAGATATTGTGGCTTTTTTACCTATTGCTAAAAAAACATTTTATGAGTATTTCCCTATTGAAAGTGACGAAAGTAACGAACTAAAAGAACTTTTAGAAACTAACAGAGTAGAATTAAAAGTGTCAATGCGGTCTAAATGGTATAAATCAAACGCTCCAGCCTTACAGATGGCATTAATGAAATTGATAGCAAACCCAGAGGAACTTCGCAAGCTATCAATGACACACCAAGCAGTAGAAAAGTTTGAAACACCTATATTTAACGGCTTAGATTTAGATGTTACAGAGGACAACAGCACAGATTAAGATTGCCAGCCTTAGAAAAAGAATAAGGATAGTGCAGGGCGGAACCTCCGCATCAAAGACATTTAGCATTATTCCGATGCTTATAACTTATGCAAGTGTAAAAGCAAACTCGGAAATATCAATAGTTTCTGAATCCATACCACACCTAAAAAGAGGTGCAATAAAAGACTTTGTTAAAATTATGCAGATGACAGGAAACTGGAATGATGCAAGTTTTAATAAGTCCGACATGAAGTACAAGTTTGCCAACGGTTCTTATATCGAATTTTTTAGCGTTGACCAGCCCGACAAATTAAGAGGAGCAAGAAGGCACGTTCTCTTTATTAATGAATGCAATAATGTTCCTTTTGATGCTTACCTACAATTAAGCATAAGAACATCAAAGTTTATTTATTTAGATTACAATCCGAGTAATGAGTTCTGGGTGCATACGGAACTAATGCAAGACAAGGATGTGGACTTTATTATTTTGACCTACAAAGACAATGAAGCTTTAGACCAATCTATTATAACTCAAATCGAGAAAGCCCGGGACAAAGCTAAAACTTCAAAGTATTGGGAGAATTGGTGGAATGTTTATGGGCTTGGTTTGGTGGGCAGTATGGATGGCGTAATATTTAGCAATTGGCAGCAAATTGATTCTATTCCAAAAGAAGCCAAATTATTCAGTTATGGCATGGACTTTGGATTTACAAATGATCCGACAACATTAGTAGCAGTTTACCGGTACGACAATAAATTAATCATAGATGAATTAATATATCAAACAGGTTTACTTAATTCTGATATAATAAGGCATTGCAAAGGTTTGGAAGATAAAACCGTTTACATTACGGCGGATAGTGCAGAGCCGAAAAGTATTGAGGAAATAAAGCGAGCAGGCATTTATATTAAGGCGGCAAACAAGGGCAAGGATTCGATTAATCATGGAATTGATATATTACAACAGCATGATATATTAATAACGTCTAAGAGCGTTAATTTAATAAAGGAGTTTAGGAATTACACATGGGATGCTGATAAAGCAGGCAATAAATTAAATAAACCGATTGATGCGTACAATCATGGAATTGATGCATTGAGGTATGCCTGTGAAGGTTTAAGCGTTCCAAAATTCAACCTTTGGGATATTTCGTAAATAAATTATACATTTGCATTTAAAACATTAATTATGGGGGCTTTAAAGTGGTTAGGGTTAAATAGAATAAAGGCTATTGAGGTGCAAGACCCGCAAGTGGTCAAAATTGTTTATAACGGAGATTTTGGCGGTTATAGACCTTTGGTTTATTTCGGAGACGAAACTCAAATATACATAGACCAAGGATTCTTAGGCAATCACGTTATATTTACCATTACAGACTGGGTTGCTCGTAAAATGGCATCAGTTAGCCCGATAGTGTACAGGATAAAGAACAAGACTGCATTAAAGCAATACAAAGCCTATCAGTCCAATTTTAATGTTAAGAATATTGCCAAAATTAATGAGTTAAAGAAAAAAGCATTTGAAACGGTAGAACTGGAGGATCACCCACTCGTTGAATTGCTTAATAAGCCAAACCCGACACAAAGCTGGGATGAGTTTGTTTACGGATATTTAGTTTACAAAAAGTTTGTGGGTAGATGTTTTATCAAAGGTTCAAGGGTAGAGAATAGTGTTAGAACAAAAGGATTTCAGCAGATATACTTACTACCTGCCCAGCACATAATTTCTGAATCAGGAGAAGGAGCAACAGTAATAGCCAACTATGCAGACAAAAGACAACCGCTTAATAAGATAGCGACAGAGGAAGTTTGTGTAATTAAAACCTTTTCGCCAGTTGCTGGAGGCTTTGATGGTACTTCGATATTTAAGTCAGCCCGAAAGTTATTGCAAAAATCTTCGGATGCATTGGACGCAGAAACTGAAACCATGCAGAACAGGGGTGCAAAGAAAATAGTATTTCCAAATCTTACACCAGACCAGCTTAGTTCTATAAGTATGCCCAGCGATAGCCAAGAGAGCAACGCAAACGAGAAGCTAAGGAAAACTATTAAGGAAGCAGGAAACGGAGGCATAGCGTTAAATTCTATTCCTTTGGGGTCACTTGACCTTGGTTTAAGTCCAATCGATTTAAATATACTTGCATCAAAGAGCGTTGATGATAAAGCTTGGTGCAGTTTGTTTCATGTAAACTCAATGGTGGTGCTTAATGACCACGAATCGGCAAGTTACGACACAATGCAACAGGGCAAAGTTTCAAGCGTAACAGATGGCGTAATACCAGAACTTGAAGCATTAAAGAACGGATTAAATTCGTGGTTATGCCCAAGTTATGGCGAAGACCTTTATATTGATTTTGATTACACAGAGTTTCCGGAGATGTACGAGGAACTGTTTAAGGTTGCTGAAAGGTTGATGAAAACAGAATCGGTAACTATTAATGAAATCAGAGAAGTAATCAAGTATGATGCCTATACAGGTGAAAACGCAGACAAGATTTTAGTTTCCGGTAGCAAAAAGATTCTTGATGATATTATGTTTGATTTGCCACAGGTACAAGGTTCTAATCTAAATCTATGACCAAGCAGGAGAAAGTATTATTATCAAAGGCAATTCAAAGGGAACTTATTAAAGTAGAAAAAAAAGGTTATAGAATCTTTTACAATGCTTTAAAAGAATCAGCCGAAAGAGTAATGCCATATTACGAACAGAGGGGCGTAATGGACACCTTATTTTCTTTAAATGTACTTTTAGATACAGAGCCAATTGCAAAGGCTTATGAAGAGTTTTATTCACAAGCAATGACCAGCTTATTAGTTTCTAATCTTAGGATAATGATTAGACAAGTTGGGGGCAAATTGAACAAAGATGCTATTCAAGATATTAATATTGGTTTCAGAAGTGAAGAGATAATTGCACAGACAGCGGAGGAGGCTAAAAAAATGGGGCTGGGTGCAAACATTGTAAAAATCAATGATTACACCCGGGCGTTAATTAAAAAAGAAATTGAAGATGGCTTGGCGTTAAACCTAACAAAAGACCAGATAGCCCGAAACATCAAGAAAGTTACAGAAGGCACTATTTCAAAGATGAGAGCGTTACGGATAGCAAGAACGGAAACCACACATGCCAATAGTAAATCCACCAAAATATTATCAAACGGAATCCCGTTTAAGCAGAACAAGATTTGGATTCCACGACTTGATGGCAGGGAAAGACCAGAACATGGGGCAATGATGGGTAAGCCTGCAATACCAAAGAACGAATTGTTTTTAGTTGGTGGTGAATATTTAGAATATCCGGGTGATCCGAATCATGGTGCATCGGCTTCTAATAATGTTAATTGCAGGTGTAGCGTTCATTACATACCAATAGCACCAACGGAAGAGGAACAGGCAATAACAGAAAGACCAAGTATTTTAAATTATCTTAGAAATCTACTTAAAGGACTGCTGTTAAAAATAATTTTAAATTAAGCGTTTTTTTATGCACAAAAAAAACTACCGACAAAGTCAGTAGTTATTAAATTTACCTTAACAATTAAAACTATTTTTCCAACCTATTACTTCTTTTCACCTGCCCAAGAGTTACCATTTCCTTTGGTTTCTTTCCATAATGCAATCTCGCATTCTTACAGTAACGTTTTGCTGTATTAATGGCAATATCGAAGTAATCAGCAACCTGCTGGGATGTCACCGTTTTATCTTCTCTTTCTTCTTGGGTCATACTTTTAAGAAAACTTAAAGTACAAAAATAGCAATTTAGGAATCGCTACACAAATTAAACTATTCCTTTTGTCGTTTTTTGTGTAAATATTTTTTTTTGCACAAATGAAAAGTAAAGGTATAAATGGTGATATTCTTGATTTATCAGGGCGGACAGTAGTAGCCTATGTGTCTAAGTTTGGTAATATAGACTTGGATGGTGACATGATAATGAAAGGAGCATACACTAGATCCATTAATGCCAGAGGCAAAAGCGGAACAGATGAACTTTTCCATTTAAGTAATCACAGACCTTCACCCGAATTTGTTTTATCCAAGCCAGAGTTTGAAGAAGATTCATTTGGTTTAAAAATGACTTCTAAAATAGTAGATACAACACATGGCAATGATATTCTAAAATTATACCAAGCAGGATTAGTTTCTCAGCATTCTGTAATGTTTTCAGTTCCAAAAGACAAATGGGAAACAAAGAAGTCAGGAGACGGAACAGAATACACATCAATAACAGAAGCTAAACTGTACGAAGGTTCAACAGTAGTATGGGGTGCAAATCCAGAAACACCAACAGTAGAGTTGAAGTCGTTGTACAAAAGCCATTTTGACAATAACATAATTACAGCATTTGAAAGAATGCAAAAGCTAACTAAGGCATTAAAAAAGGGAACGTTTACGGATGAGATGTTTCCATTATTGGAGTTACAGTTAGAGTTCACAAAGAATTTTATACTTGAAGAAATTGAAGCAATTAAAAGCACTCAGACCGTAAAAGCACCTGAATCGCTTAAAACAGCGGAGGTTTCTAAAGATGAATCAATAGTTAAATTTTTAAAAGAATTAAATAAAGAATTATAATGAGCGAAGAATTAAATTCAGCAAAAACAGAATTGCTTGAAAAGGTAAAAGGTTTGGTAGAGAAAGCCAAAGGAGACGCCACAAACGATGCTAGTGCAAAGATTGAAGCTAAAGCGGTGGAATTGGCTGCAAAGATTGAGAAGTCGGCTGACAAGGCAGAATTTGACAGTTTTAAGGATGCCATTGCAAAACAAGTAGATGCTTTGGAATTGAAATTGAAGAACAATGCAGAAAGCAAGACAAAAGAAGTTGTTTCTATTAAGCAAGCGATTTTAAACTCTATTGAAGAGCAAAGAGAATCAATAGACAGAATCGTTAAATCTGATGGCAAGCAAACAGAGCCGTTGTATTTGAAAGCTGCAGTGACAATGGGTCTTGATAACACCATTGAAGCAGGTACAACTTTCCAAACGATTACGCAAAACACAGGTATTGTTTCTGTAATCAGACAAAGACAAGAAAGATATTTGGCGAACGTTTCGGTGGGTTCAACAACAGCAAAACACGCTCTTTGGGTTGAAGAAGAAGATGCACAAGGTAACCCAATCTTTATCGGTGAAGGAGATACCAAAACGCAATTATCTGTTCTTTACAAAGAGAAGACAATGCCGGTAGGTAAAATTGCTGTTTACGGTAAAGTTACAACAGAGATGTTGGCAGATGCTGGGCAGTTGGCTTCATACGTTCAAAACAACTTGTTAAAAAGAGTTTCAGTAGTAACTGAAAACCAACTATTGACTGGCGATGGTACAGGTGATAATTTGAAAGGTTTGAAGACTTATGCAACTACTTTCAGTGCCGGTGCTTTGGCTTTGGCGGTTGATAATGCCAACGAGTTTGACGTATTAAACGCAATGGCTTTGCAGGTTGAGATTGCTAACGGTATTCCAACAGCGGTGTTTGTACACCCGAGCACAATAGCGAAAATGAAAACTTTAAAGTCAAGCTCAAACGAGCCACTTTACAAGCAGTACACAGATTTCGCTGGTGACATGGTTATCTATGGCATGAGGGTAATTGCAACAACAGCGGTAACTGCTGGAGAGTTTATCGGTGGTGATACTTCGGTGGCTAACGTATTGTTCAGAGAAGGTCTTTCAATTCAGATAGGCATGGATGGTAACGACTTTACGCAAAACAAGAAAACTATTCTTGTAGAGCAAAGATTGGTACAATTCGTATCTGCAAACGATACACCGGTAATTGTAAAAGGTGTATTTAGCACCGCAAAAGCTGCACTCGAAACTGCTTGATCATAACACAAGGGGAGGATTAATTTCCTCCCTTTTTTAAAATTTAAAATATGTTTGAAGTAAAAAAAGAATTTAACGGTTACAAGGTAGGAGACAAAGTAAATTTTAAGTCTTACACTGCACATGACTTAATTAAAGAGGGGTATATTATCCAAGCAGAAAAAGTAGTCACAAAAGAAAGAAAGCTAACGAAATGACAAGGACAATATTAAATAGTTGTACACAAACCGAAACAGGCAACGAACTTATTACTTTAAGTGAGGTTAAATATTACTTAGGCATAAGTACTTCTGTTCATGATACACTGTTAGCAATATTGTTGGAATCAGCAAGGCAAGAAGTTGGTTTATACATTAAACAGGCATTAGTAACCACGAGCGTAGAGGCTCAATTCGAAAGCGTAAATGAATATTTTAACTTACCAGTTATACCGTTACAAGGAAGTATTACAGTCGTTGATATGGACAATGCATCGGTTTCTTTTACTGTAGGCGGAGGAAATAATCCAAAGGTTAAGTTAACATCAGAGGATCCAATCAAAGTGACATACACAGCAGGTTATGCAAGTTTAACTGATAACCTTAAAATGATAGTCATAAAGAAGGTAGGAGAGGATTTCGAGTTTAGAACAGGCATAACATTAACGACAAGCAATTTACTCCCAAACAACTGGAGAGAATCGGCTTTAAAATATAGAAGTTCATGGCTGATGTAGTTTTAAACTTTGGAGACCTTAGAGACCAAATCGGATTTTATACTGTAACACCAACGGCAGACGGTGGCGGAGGTTATACCAGCACAAAAACTTTATCTTTTGAAATATTGGCTAAAATAGTACCTAATGGCAGGGCTAAGATTGATGGTCAAGGAATACAAATATTTCAGGAAGTTTTTGACGTTTGGATTAGAAACGAGGTAACGATTAACGATACTATGCTGGTTAGATACAATTCTAAGGATTACAGAATATTATTCGTTGAAAACGTTGAAAATAGAAATAAGATTTTAAAACTTAGAATTGCAACAAAATGAAAGTAACAGCACTGAAAAATATTGATTCATTGAAATATGGTCTTGTGGGTCAAGGAGAAGAAAAAGAAGTGGATGAGGAAATAGCATTAATTTGGATTAAACATGGTTTAGCAGATGGCAAAGTTGAAATTAGTAACTCACATAAAGGGAATTCCAGAGTTACGGAAAAGGTTAAATAATCTTGAAAAAGATGCAACCATTAAAACAAAGTTTGCAGTTGCTAAAGCTACTCAAAATATACAACTAAAAGCTGTTTTAATCGTTCCGGTAAAAAAGGGAAAACTAAAACAAAGCATAAAATCAAAATATGATAAAGGCGGATTGATAGGCAGAATTTCAGCGACAGAAGATTATGCACCTTATGTAGAGTTTGGAACAGGGCAGTTTGTAAAAGTTCCGAAAGGTTTTGATGAAATGGCGATGAGTTTTTTTGTTAACGGCAAAGGTAAAATGAAACCAAGACCTTTTTTGATTCCAAGCTGGGCAAGTGAAGTGCCAATTTTTAAAGCAGATTTAAAAAAGATAATTAAAGATTTGAAGTTATGAAATGGGCAGGATATGAATTACGGAAAGCTTACGTCACAGCGATAGGAAATTCCATAACAAGTTCGGGACAAGTTGTAAAAGTTTACGACATGGAAGCACCGATTAATTCACCAAGACCGTTTATAATTTTAGGCTCATACGTTCAGACAGAAGACCAAAATACAAAGGACAATTTCGGAGGAACTGCAACGTTAAATATAGAAGTTAATACAGAGGTTATTCCAACGTATGGAGGCAGGAAACAAGCGGACGATATATTAAACGCAGTTTTAACAATCGTTAATCCAAGCAGAGACACAATTAATTTAACAAGTACAATATTTAATTTTGTCAGTTTAGAATTAAGTGGTAGTTTTGATGGGTTCAATGATGGTAATAGTGAAACGAATTACAGGACAGTAGCAATTTTGCAACATAAATTTTTTGAAAAATAATATAATACAATGCCAAGCGGAAAATTTAACGGGAAAGACATGAAGGTTTACACCGTTTCAGGTGGAACAGAAACCTTGATAACGGATACAGATTCGAGTGAAATTAGTTTCACAATGTCGCCGATAGACACTACAACCAAAGATTCAAACGGTTGGAGAGAAGTAATAGCTGGATTAAAAGAAGGTTCAATTTCTATTAGTGGAATGGTTAATTATTCAGGTACTAACCAAGTGGATCAACTGGTAGATGCTTTGGTTAATGGTACACAGTTAACTGTTAAGTTTAAGACCACAACCACAGGAGATACAACTTATCAATGGGCATGCTTTGTTACAAGTGTACCTTTGACATTTGGACAAGACGAAGCAGCGACATTTACTTGTGATTTAACTCCAACAGGAAGTCCGACTATTTCAACAGTAGCAGCATAATATGAAGGGATTAGTAGAGTTCAAAAATAGCGAGGGAGAAGTTGTTATAAGTTGTTTATTTGTGATGACTTCAATCATGAATTTTTGTAAAGCAAGAAAACTTTCTTTTACGGAGTTTGAAAAAGAAATGTCTGATAGTTCGGACATGATTAAGGTTGTAGATAATTTTGTAGGAATGGTTTATCATGGTGCTAAAACTTATGCTTCATTTAATAGACAACCTTTTGATAAAACAGAAGAAGAAGTTTCAATACTAATAGACATAAATGGTTTGATGAGCCAAGAAAGTTTAATTACCATGAACAGGGCTTTGTATGGTGGTTTTGATGTAGTAGAAAAAAAAACGGAGCAGGAGGTGACAACGTAAACGTAAGCTTATATAATTTATTATTGTATTGTTATGGAGAACTCGAATTAAGGGAAGATGATTTAATTACACTTACTTTGTTCGAGTTTTTTATGTTATCAGAGGGGTACAAGAGAAGGGAAGAAAAAAAATGGTTACATACAAGGGAATTAATGACAATAATAAATAATACTTCATTTGGTGGCAAAGCTATAACGCCAGAAAAAATCAAACCTTTGGAATTGGACAAATCAATAGTTCAAGACCAAACTGCAAGTATAAATTTATTTAAAAATATGGTAAAATAATGGCGGCAGATTTAGAAGTTCAAATAGGTGTAGATTTAAAAGAATTAAAAACTGGTTTAGGAAAAGTTTCTGAACAATTAGAGCAATTTTCTAATAAAACAAGGAAAGATTCTAATTCAGTTGGTGAATCATGGACAAGTAATTTAAGTAGTATTGTAAAAGGGTTTGTTTCTATTGAATTGGCTTCTAAGGCACTCACAGGAATAAAGAATCTATTCTTATTGGAGGAGAGGTTTAATGCTCTTAAAATGCCTTTAAAAAACGTCACAGAAGCCACAGGAGATTATGGTGTGGCGTTAGGGTTTATTACTAAGCTTGCAGACCAAACAGGACAAGATTTATTTGTTTTAGGTGATTCTTACAAAGGACTTTATGCATCAGCTAAGCAAGCAGGAATTGCAACTTCGGAAATAAATAATATATTTAAGTCAGTTGTGGATGCTGGGTCGGCATTAAAACTAAGCAATGAACAAGTTTCTTTATCATTGAAAGCTGTTGAGCAAATGATGAATAAAGGTACTATTTCAAGTGAAGAGTTAAAAGGACAATTAGGTGAGCAATTACCGGGGGCTTATGGCATGATGGCTAAGGCAGCACAAGATGCAGGGCTATCGGTTTCAGGAAGTACGCAGGAATTAGGAAAATTATTAGATGAGGGAAGAGTTGCATCAGCAGATGTTTTGCCATTTTTTGCTAAAAGAATGGAAGAATCATTTGGCAAAAATGCAGAAGCAAATGTAACTACAATAAGTGGTTCAGCAAATAGGCTAAAAAATGAACTAACATTATTGGTTAGTGCTTTAGATGATTCTAAAGTAACTTCTTTTTGGGCATCAATGCAAAACGGATTAGCTGACATGGCTAAGGATTTGACTTATATTGTAAAGTCAGGAAGCTGGCAAGACTTCTTTTCTTTCTTTGGAGGCAATAGAATTGGTATAATGGGCAAAAGGTTAGGCACAGAAATGCAAGATGCTTTATTTGCTTCAAAAAGTGCAGCAGACCAAGCAAAAGAATATTCTAATTTAAATAAAGAACTTGCACAACATGTAAAGACAAGCAGAGAATTATTAGCTTTTGGTATAACTCCAAATACCAAAGCCATGGAGGAACTAACACAAAAAGTAAAAAGATATAAAGAATTAATGTCAGGTAGTGGTTCAGGCTCTGCTGCTAAACCTCCAAAAATACCAGCAGAAGGAGAAACAAAGGCAGTAAAAGATTATACTTTTGAACTTGCTTTATTAAATTCAGAAATTAAAAACACCCAAAAAAATATAAAGGAATTAAATGAAGCAAGGGAACTTTCTAATTTAAAAACATTGGGAAGAACTTCGGTAAGTCCTATTCCTTTTACAATGTCAAGGTCAGAAGATGCGAGCACAAAAGACAAAGGGTTAATTGACCAATTATTTGGTGAAGATTTAAATCAGTCAACAGCAAATTTACAAGCAAAATTTGAAGCATTAAAAAGTGGCATAAAGCCAATAATCACAGACTTCGGTAGTGCTGTAAGTGAAGATGTAAAAACAGCAATGGATTTTGTTTCAGAAGGAATGAATTTGTCTTTTTCTTTTCTTGGTGATACTTTAGCGGCTGGATTTGCATCAGTTTTCAATAAAGATATTAAATTTGATTTCAAGAAATTATTAGGTAATTTTTTATCTGGACTTGGTGATATGGTTATGAGAATGGCAATACAAATGAAAGCCGTAGCAGCATTAAAAACAAAAATAGAATTAGCTTTATCTTCATTAGGTGGTGGAGGTTTTGCTTTAGCTGGTGCAGTTGCTTTATTTGCTTTAGGTGCTGCAATGAAAGGCGGGGGTATGGCTTTATCAAGTTCATCTGTTGGGTCTTCTTCTACTTCTGTTAGTACATCATCAGGAGCAAGGAATATTGTACCATTTCAAAATCCATCAGGATTTAATAACACCGTAAAATTCGAGATTCAAGGCAATACATTAGTAGGGGTATTAAATAACGTAAATAGAGCAAATGGCTAAGGCATTAAAATATTTCTTTGAGTTTTCAGATATTGACGCAGACGATTACAAAGTAGAAATTTGGGTCGAAGGTTTTGCAGGTACACCAACAGAATTAATAGCAGGAGGGAATCCACTAACACGAACATACAACAAAGACGTTGGCGAGAAATATCTCGGTGGAATTGTACCATCAGTTATCAGTATTGAAGCCATTTCAAATGCTTCATTTCATGCGGTGGACTTTACCGGTCAAAATTATGGAGATGCGGTAGCGGTTGTTTACAAGAATACTGTTTTGCAATACAATGCTATTATTGTACCTTTTGAAGGTTCGGATTCAGATTTAAATGATGGGATTTATTCTGTTAATTTAAGTGCTGAATGCGGATTGGTAAATTTAAAAACTATAACTTTTTTACCATCAGGAACAAGAAAGAAATTATTAGATGTAATTATAGAATGTATTAATAATATTCCATACGTCAATAGCTTTGGATATTCAATAGTTGATAATGTAGATTTAAGGGATGCAGATTTAAATAAGCCATACTATTACGAATCGTTTATAGAAGATAAGTTCTTTGAGGGGTTAAGTTGTTATGATGTTATTAATAGCATAATTCAGCAATACGGACAATTTACGTTTACAGATGGAAGATGGGATATTAAAAACATTGCAGAAATATCTAAAGTAAATAGCGTAAAAAGGACATACAGCAATGCTGGAGTTCTTCAATCAAGCACAACGTACACAAGACCAGATGAAAGCGTAACAAGGATAGCAGGAGGCGATTTTGGGCTTATGTTCAGCCAAAAGAGCGTAACGATTGAAAAGGCTAAATCCATATCAAGAAGTTTAAATGCAAATTCAGGTTTTGATAATGCAACAGGTTGGACTTTTGAGGGGCTTGCACCTTTGTTGTTTGAAATCACAAATGGCTATTTGACAAACAAAGGCAATACTTGGTTTACAGAACCGAGTAATTTGCCTGACAGTTCTTATGTACAAAGTCCACCAACAACTTATTTTCCTTTTAAAAGTAGTTTTGAACTTACACCTAAACAGGAAATAAAGATTAAGTTTAAATCTACAAAAGGTAGTTTTATAAAAAATTTAAGACTGCAAATAATAGCAGTTCAAGATTTAGATGTAAACTTTTATTATTTAACAAATGAAGGAAGTTGGTATAGAGCAGTATCAGGAGTTAATACACCTATTTATGCAGCAGATTTTAAAGATGGTGTTGAAGAAGTAATAACAGTACCTCAAGTTCCTTTTCTTTTACCAGACACACCTCCAGTTCTTTCAAACGTTATACCAGTTTATGGTGAATTTATGCCATATCCATATCTTAACGCTGTTTCTGATTTGCCTTATAAAATTTACGTTAGGGTATTTATGCCAGAAAGGTTAGGAGATGATTTCCCAACAGGTGCAACAGCGTTAGATTTAACAACTCAAATAGATTATATTGATATAACAGCAGAGGAAATTAACAATAACTCCTTAAATGGTTTTACTAAAAAGTTCGGGGTTGTAAGCCAAAAAGATAGAAGTGGAGATTTAACGATAAAACTTGGCGTGGGTTATCCATCATTCCCAGTTTCTTATGATTCTTTGTTTTTTAACGGAACAACTACAAAGCCAATAACACTGTACAATTCTTTACCTATTGAAGAATTTATTGCTGATTCGTATTTGAGTGTTTTATCACAAAGACAAAAGTTTTATCAAGGTACGGTAATTGCCAATATTGAGTTTGGAGACTTATTAGATATTGATGGCGAAAAGCACAGAATACATAATTATGAATATAACTATAAGTTAAAGCAGGCAAATATTAAGACAATCGGATTAGGAGTTAATGCTGATACGATAGAGGAACTACCAGTTTACGATTCGGATGTTAATTTAGATATTGATTCTATTCTTAATCAAGTTGATATTGATATGAATAGGAAGTATGGAGACAACCTTAATTTAAAGTTTGTTGACAAGAATATTCAAATTAATACATTAGCAGATGGGCAAAAGAGTTTAAGTCTTAGACAAGATTTTAGAATCAGCAGATTATATTCAACTGACGTATTTTTAAGGACTGCAAGCGATGGAAGCATTCAAGACGTTGCAGAAGATACGGAAGGAAATTTTACGCTAATAAAGCCAGCAAAAGATGGTACTTATGCTTTATTAGAAGACATTGAGGATTTAGCTTGGTTACAAGAGGGAAACACTGCAACGGTAGCGACTAAGAAGCTGGGAACGCTTGATAACTTCGATTTTAATATCATAAGGAATAATATCAATATTGGACAAATTAAGTCCACAGGATTAGACCTTTTAGACAATAGATTAGATGTTGGAGCGGTTCAGTATAACGTGGCAACGGCTCAAACTGTTGGCGTTGCTAAAACAATTTGGAACGATACTTTTGGAACATTAGAATTTGGCTTAAAAGGCGGGAATGTTAATTACCGTTTAGGTCAGAGTTCAATCGTTTATGTTAAGAGTGCCGACAATGCAGGGCTAACAAAAGGAACGGTCGTTTATACAGCAGGAAGTGATGGCATTAATAAGACTGTAAGGTTAGCACAGGCAAACGCAGAGAGTACAAGCAGTAAAACATTTGGTATTATAGCGGAAACCGTAACGGGTGGAGGTAAAGCATTTTGTATAACGTTTGGAAATATTGAAGGTATAAACACCTCCGCATTTGCCGAAGGTGCAACGATATATTTAAGCCCGACAGTTGCAGGAGGTATGACAACAACAAAACCATCAGCACCTAATCACATGGTGGTAGTTGGATTTTGTTTAAGAAGCCATGCAACACAAGGGGTGATATTTGTAAAAGTACAAAATGGCTTTGAACTTGACGAAATTCACGATGTAGCCATTGGTACGTTGGCGAACAATAATCTTTTGGCGTACGAATCAAGTACAAGTTTATGGAAGAACAAGACATTTGCGGAGTTAGGAATTGCAGTAGGAACAGGAACGTTGAATTATGTTCCTAAGTGGTCAAACGCAACTGGAGGGCTAACTAATAGTTTAATATTTGACAACGGCACAAACGTAGGAATAAATAATGTTTTGCCTACTTATAATTTAGATATAACAGGTACATTGCACAGCACAGGCAATGCTATATTTGACAGCAACGTAGGAATTGGAACAATAAGCCCAGCAACAAAATTGCATGTAGTTGGTCAAGTTTCAGCAAGCTTGGGTAGTTTAGCTAATCCATCGTATTCGTTTATTGGAGACTTAAACACAGGATTATACAGTCCAAGTGCCGATGCTTTAGCTTTAGTAACAAACGGTGTTAATAGACTTAATATATCAAGTGGAGGTGATGTTAATATCGGATCAGGTGCAGGTACTAACTCTTTAATTGTAAATAAAAGTATTACAGGAGGCACCGAGGTTTCTGGTATAAGGTCAAGTGGACAACTACAATCAGATGTTACAACAAGTGGATTCTTTTTTAGAGCTGTTATTAATCAAGCAAACTATGCAATTACTTCCATAATAGGTTATGAATCACAAGTAGGTACTATAAACGGTACTGGAACAAACTTAATTAATTTTAGGGCAAGTGCTAACAATGCTGGTTTTACAAATGTTTACGGATTTCAAAGTACTATTGCATCTGGAACTAATAGATACGGAGCCTTTTTTAACGGCACAGCCCAAAACCATTTTAGGGGCAATGTTGGTATAGGTGTAGGAAAGACAGTCCCAGCGGTTGAATTAGACGTGGCTGGAACAATAGCAACGACTAATTTTAGAATGACATCTGGGGCAGCGGTTGGGCGAATTTTGCAATCAGATGCGAGCGGAAATGCTTCATGGGTAACTCTTAACACAAGTGGATACTTAGGCACATGGAACGCAAATACAAACACTCCAACCATAGCAGACGGAACAGGAACAGCAGGGCAATTCTATATTGTAACGGTTGCAGGGACTTGGAATAGCTTAACTTTTGCGGTCGGAGACCAAGTATATTATAACGGCACTATTTGGCAAAGGATACCAAGCTCATTTACATTACCAGTTGCTACGGCTTCGGTTCTTGGTGGTGTGAAGATAAGCACAGGACTTACAATTAATGCAGGAGGTGATTTGTCAGTAAGTTACGGAACAACCTCCACAACGGCGGCAAGTGGAGACCATACCCACACGTTTGGCGGAGACCTAACAGGAACAGGCGGAACAGGAACTATTGCATTGACATTGGCGACAGTTAACAGCAACATTGGGCAGTTTACAAAGGTAACAATTAATGCAAAAGGGTTAGTTACTGCAGCAGAAAATCCGACAACATTAGCAGGTTATGGCATAACAGACGTTTACACAGAAACAGAATCGGATGCGAGGTATGTATCTTTAACTGGTAGCTACTCAAATCCAACATGGATAACTGCTTTAGCTTACAGCAAGCTTACAGGAGTGCCATCAACATTTGCACCATCAGCACACACGTTAGATTCTCATTCAAACGTTACGATAAGTTCAAACCTTGCAGGAGAGGTTTTAAAATGGGATGGTACGGCATGGGTTAATAATACCTTATCGGAGGCAGGTATTCAAGCCACATTAGGAGGCACAGGATTAGTTCTTTCTACTTCGGGTGTTATTACTTATATCACTGATAATTCAACGAATTGGAATACAGCATTTACCGACAGGAATAAATGGGATGGGGGGGCGACAGGGTTAGTGTCTTCGACAGGTAGAGCTTCGCTTGGTTTAGTAATTGGAACAGATGTTCAAGCTTATGACGCAGATTTGCAAGCCATAGCTGCATTAGCAGGCACAAGTGGAATATTAAGGAAGACCGCAGCAAACACTTGGTCATTAGATACGGCTTCTTATTTTGTTACTCCGACAACATTAACGACTAATTTTGTTTCAAAGTGGAATGGCTCAGCGTTTGCAAACAGCCAAATATTTGACAACGGGACTTATATTGGTATAGGTACAACAAGCCCAACTTATAAAGTTGACATTGTTAATGCAACAGGAATTATATTAAGACATTCGGAAACAATTAACACAACTGGAGCATTCAGAATTATAGGAGGTAGTTATACCAATAACGGTATGACTGGTTTTATATTTGGTGCGAACATTAATAACAATACAATACAATATGGAGGAGGTACAGGATTAGCAGAACCAGCAACGCAGCATCAGTTTTACGTGGGAACATACGGAACTAAAGCAGTAGGAACGGAAGTAATGAGAATTGCCAATAGTGGTTTTGTAGGAATTAACACAACAACGCCAGCCTATACACTTGATGTTACGGGAACAACAAGAACAACGAATCTACTAATTACAAGTGGGGCAACAAATGGCAACTTCTTGAAGTGCAACAACGTAAACGGTACAAGTGTTTGGAGTTCTATAACGACAAGTGATATATCAAATCTAAGTAGTTGGGCAGGCTCTACAAGCATAACAACATTAGGGACTATAACAGCAGGAACTTGGAACGGCACCGCAATAGCAACTACAAGGGGCGGAACAGGATTATCAGCAATAGGTACGGCAAACCAAATGCTTAGAGTTAATGCAGGAGCAACAGCATTGGAATATTTTACTCCTACATTTATAAGTGGAAACCAAGCCATATCAATAACTGGTGATGCTACTGGGTCAGGAACTACATCAATAGCTTTGACATTTGCAAATGTAGCCACCGCAGGAACGTACAGAAGTGTTACAATCAATGCAAAAGGATTAGTAATATCAGGAACTAATCCGACAACTATATCAGATTATGGCATAACGGATGCTTATACCAAGACAGAATCGGATGGAAGGTATCAAGGTTTAGATGCTGATTTGACAGCCATTGGAGCATTAACAGGTACTAATGGAATATTAAGAAAGACCGCAGAAAACACTTGGAGTTTAGACACTAATACTTTTGTCCACTCTGGAAACTTAATTGACTTTAGGGCTACCACGAGTCAGGTTGGATTTGTTTCCGTTGGCACAACAATGGAGATTAACGGGTTCGGAGTTATAAACCAAAAAAGCGGTTTGGTTACAATAGGAACTTATCGTAGTGTAACAGTTGATACTTATGGACGAGTAACAGCAGGAACAAACCCGACAACATTGGCAGGGTATGCCATAACGGATGCTTATACAAAAACAGAATCAGATGAAAGATATGTTTTAACTTCAGTACTTTATTCAAACCCAACATGGATTACATCATTAGCTTGGTCAAAACTTACTGGAGTACCTGCAACGTTTGCACCATCAGCACACACACACGCAGCCACAGATATTGTTTCGGGTGTCATTGCAACAGCTCGCTTGGCATCAGGCACAGCATCAGCAACGACTTATTTAAGAGGTGACCAAACTTGGGCGACATTGCCAACAGGAGGCATTACAGCACTTACAGGAGATGTAACAGCAAGTGGGTCGGGTAGTGTAGCAGCAACGTTGGCAACTGTAACGCAAGCAAATACAGGCGACTTTAGGAAAATTACTATTGATACAAAAGGAAGGGTAATAGGCAACACAGCGGTTGTAGTTTCTGATTTAACCGCATTATTAGGGACTACAAGATATTTACCGTACAACACAGGGGTGGCTAATTTTGTAACAAAATGGTCAAATACAAGTGGAGGCATTAGTAATTCTCAAATATTTGACAATGGGACAAATATTGGAATTGGCAATTCTGTACCAGATACCAAGTTGCATTTAACAGGTAACCTTAAAATAGATGGTGGCACAGGATATATGCTTATGGGTAGTGTAGCAGGGGCTTATTGGATTGATGTACCAAGCACAAGTTTGAATTTATATGGAACTACGGTTGTTTCAAAAAACAATCATAATTTTGAATTTAAGATTGGGCTAAACGGAAATTATGGAACTGCAGGGCAAGTTTTAACCAGTCAAGGATCATCAGCAAATCCAACTTGGACAACTATATCAGGTGGTACTTTAGCAAGTACACAAATAGGTTTTGGAAGTTTAACTAATGTATTAAGTGGAAGTGCTGGATTTACATGGAAAGACAATAGGTATATTTCAATTACAGCATCAAGTTCTAATTTTAACATTGGTGCATCAGGTGGGCTTGGATTTATTGAATCAGTTAATGGAAATTTAGAACTTCAAGCAAGAGGTAGTTTTGGCGTTTTGGTTTCAGATGGTTATTTTAGAGTTAACGAATTAGGTGGTGCAGGTTTACAAATGGTAACTGTTGACAACAATGGGCTATTTGGTAAGCAAGCAATACCAAGCGGTGGCATTGGCACTATTGACCAAGTTTTAGCGGCTGGAAGTACATCATTTAACAAGTTATTTAATTTACAAAATGGAGCGGTATTGTTTAATTCTCAAAATGGTTCATTAATTGGAGGTATGTCTGGTTCGTCTTTATCAGATGGTAATCCAGCAGTTTTAAGTATAGCTACAGCTACTAATATAACAATGTTAATTACAGCTGGTATATTAACTTTAAATTCTGAAAGTGTAGGAATGGGTATAGCTAACACAACTGGGTTAATAAATCTTCATGGTACACCATTTAATTTTAACGAAAATGCTCAAAATTTAGGTATGGGTGAAAATGGAAACCAATGGGGATGGAATTTTATCCAATCTTCACCGCAACCGGGAGATAGAATAATATTCTTTTATGATGGAACGAGGTTTGTAATGTCTCATGTTCATACATACACTTCAGGTGGTAAAACATATTTAACAATAGATTAATTTAAACAAAATAAAACCATGGGGTACATTTGGGATGTAGAGCCAAAGTCATTTACTGACGAGGTAGGAGAAACAAGGACAATTGTCGGCATAATGTGCAGTGCAGTTTCAGCAGTGGAATACAGCAGAAACGAATTTAAAGTAAGAGACTTATGGATTGCATTTGTGCAAGATTCTGGCTCGCTTTATAATGCAAGGTATTTTTCAAGTAATGATTTGGTTCAAAAGTTAGTAGCAGGAGGAGAAACAGAAGAGGAGGCAACGTTAAATGTTAAGTCTATTTTAAAAGGTCTTGATTACGGAACACTTGAAGAAATAGAATTAAATGCCGAAATATTGGCTTCAATGTATGGCTACGTTTTAGTAAAATCAAATTTTAATGCTACTTTTGTAGAAACTAAAATTTAATTTATGACAAACAGAGAAGCAAAAGAGAAGTGTATCATTGCAAGCTTGTTAAGTTATTCTAATCAAGTAGGATTATTAACGGCATTGCAGTTAAGAAAAAACCAATCGCAAATAGCTGAAAAGATTATTGCTGATGAAAATGAGATAAAGAAAATTTCTCAAGAAAAGGAAAGCAAAGATGAAGAAGAGGCATTGGATGTTTTCTTAAACAAAGAGTTTGAAGGAAATTTCTTTTATGTGAATATCAACGACATTGGTAATATTAAAGGAGAGGTTATAAGCCTACAAAACGGAGGACAAGTAGATGCCAAATGGGCAGCAGAAAATTTAATCGGTAATATTATAATTGTACCTGAATAATGCTAAGTACCAAACAAATAATATCAATCTTCGGCAAGGCAGGTGATGATAGAAATATAGTAACTGTCACTATGCCATATTCAAGGCGTATTGCTTGGGATTTAAAGGCACTTACCAATAAGATGCAATGCCACAAGTTAGTTGCTCCAGTATTTCAAAAGATTCACACCGAGATATTGGAGCATTACGGCATTGAGGAGATTAAGAGGCTGGAGATTGATATTTTTGGTGGGTGTTATAACTTTAGGAAAATGCGAGGTGGTTCGGATTGGTCAAGGCATAGCTGGGGCATTGCAGAAGATTTAAACCCGATTAAGAACGGGTTGAAAATGAAGGCAGATAAAGCACAATTTGCCAAAAAAGAATATAAGCCAATGATGGACATTTATTATGCAAATGGGTTCATTAATCAAGGCGTTGAAAAGGGATTTGATTTTATGCACTTCGAATTTAAAGAGTTTAAATAAATGGTAACAAAAGAGCAGGTATTTGGCAAATTGATAGATGCGTTTATTACGTTAAGCGTACCAGCAACAACATTTGCCTTTTTAGCTGAATATAACATTGCTCATGCTATTGTCGGGGCAGGCGGTCAAGCTATTGCGATTGGGTCAAGAAAAGTAAGCGAATTTAGAAAGAAAGGCAAAAGCAAAGAAGAGCCAGTTTGGTACTGGGTTGCATCAATAACATTGGGTGCAATTTTAGCTTATATCAGCACACCGTTTATTTCATCAAGATTTAATCTTCCAGAGTTACTGGTGGGGTTAGGCATGGGGTCCATTGCACAATTTACTTGGGATATAATATTAGCATTTAAGGACAGTGTAATTAAAACCATAGGCAATGGAGAAAATAATGAATAAGCTAATCAGCGAAGACACTTATTTGGCGTTTGTTTCAATTCTGTTGATAGTCTTGTCGCTAGGTGGCATGATTCACTACCAAAACAAATATAAGAGGTCAGAGAGCGTTTTTAAGGCTGTAATAAATGAATCAGTAAAAGAAGGTGTAAATAAGGATTCTCTTAAAAAAGCAATTTATGATTGTGATAAAAGTAAATAATGGAATCAAAAATTTGGGAGTATGTATCAATCGTTTTATTTGGCAGCATAGCACTGGCAGATTTGAAAAATATTGATTTAGGGTTATTGATATTGAGTAGGATTACAGCAACAGTTTTTTTTGTGGTTCGCACAATTTGTTACATCAAAAAAATTAAAAAGACATGATTTGGAAGTATTTAAAAATGAGTAAAGTAATTACCAATATCGCTATTGGCATATTTATAATTATTAGTTTTTTTAGTTTTTGGAATTATACCACAGTTAACAACAGGAAGTACAAGAAATTGTTAATCGAAAGAGACACGTTAATTATACACAAAGCAAAATTAAATAAATGGGCTAATGATACGCAAAAGATGCTTGATGAAACGATACAAGCAAAGAAGACCAACGATTCATTATTTCAGATATTAGTACAGGATCAGAGCAAAGATATTAAGGCAAAAGCCAAAGCGATAGAAAGATATAAGAATGGTTTGATTTGTAAAGTTCCGCAAAAAATCAAGGTCGGGTTTATGAAACATAGAACGGTACTGGTGGAGGTGAATTGCGATAGTTTGGCAAAAACATTACGTTAATCATTTTTTAAATTTTATTATTTATTTTAAAGATAGGGCTAATTTAGTCCTATTTTTTTTTGTTTAGATTATAAATAAAAAAAATAATTCCGTTTATTTTTTTCCCTGAAAAGTTTATTATACTTTTGTCGAAATTAATAAATAAAAAAAGTATGGAACAAACGTATGATGATTTTTTAAAAACAAAGATAAAAAACTTTGTTGAATCAGGATTTGAGGTCGATTTATCAGTACTAAATGATAAATTATTTGACTTTCAAAAGTATGCAATTAAAACAGCTTTAAGCAAGGGTAGATTTGCTCTTTTTGAGGATTGTGGACTTGGTAAGACATTTCAGCAAATGGAATGGGCAAGAATTTTAACAGAAAAATATAACTCACCTGTTTTAATTTTAGCTCCTTTGGCTGTGGTAAATCAAACTATCCAACAAGGGAATAGATTCGGAATTAAAATAAATAAATATGAATTTGATTGTATTTATGATGCAAAACAACCAAATATTTTAATCAGCAATTATGACCAATTAAAAAACATTGATTGTAGCGTGTTTATTGGTGTGGTATTGGATGAAAGTTCTATACTTAAAGGGAGAGATGGTGCTACTTCTTCATTAATCATATCTTCATTTAAAAATACGCCTTATAAGTTGGCTTGTACTGCTACTCCTTCACCAAATGACCACATGGAGTTAGGTCAACATAGTGAATTTTTGGGTGCAATGAGTTATTTAGAAATGTTGGCTATGTTTTTTGTGCATGATGGAGGAGAAACAAGTAAATGGCGTTTAAGAAAACACGCTACTGATGTATTTTGGAAATATGTATGCTCTTGGTCTTTATCAATAGATAATCCTAAGACTTTAGGATTTGATGGTTGCGGATATGAACTTCCTAAAATTGAATTTGTAGAGCATTTGATACCAGTTGAAAATAATACTAATACATTATTTGGAGACGGTGCGGTTTCAGCAACTGATATACACCAAGACCTTAATAGGTCATTTGATTTGAGGATGGAAAAGACTATTGAACTTGTTGAAAATTCAAATGAGCAATGGATAGTTTGGTGTTTAAGGAATAAAGAATCGGATTATTTATCTAAAAAAATATCTAATTCCATAAATGTTCAAGGTTCTGATAGTCCAGAGTATAAATCAAAACATTTAAATGGATTTGCTGATAATGAATTTAAGTGCTTGATAACAAAAACTTCAATTGCTTCATTTGGAATGAACTACCAAAACTCTTTTAATATGGTATTTACTTCTTATGATTTCAAGTTTGAATCATTTTATCAAGCAGTAAGAAGGCAATATCGTTTTGGGCAAACTAATAAAGTAACAGTTCATTTGTTAGTTCCTGAAAGTCAATTAAATGTAAGGAAGTCGATATTAGAAAAAGAACAAAAACATAAGAATATGATTAGCGAAATGGCTAAGTATTCATCAATAACAGATTACAAACAAAACAAATCAAAATTTATGGTAAACAAGAAAAACATAAAAACAAAAAACTATCATGTTATAAACGGGGATTGCGTTCAAGAAACTAAAAACCTAGCTGATAATGTAGCAGACTTAGTTGTATTTTCTCCGCCTTTCGCTGAATTGTACGTATATTCTGACAGCCCGAATGATATGGGTAATGTATCTGATTATAATGAATTTGAAACACACTTTAAATTTCTGATTCCTGAATTAAAAAGGGTTTTAAAGAGTGGTAGAATTTGTGCTGTGCATTGTATGGATTTGCCAATACAAAAGGGTAAAGAAGGCTATATTGGTCTTCGTGACTTTAGCGGTATGCTAATTGATTGGTTTCAAAATGAAGGATTTATATATCATTCAAGGGTTACTTTATGGAAGAATCCAGTAACAGAAATGCAAAGGACAAAGGCATTAGGACTACTTCATAAGACTATAAAAAAAGATAGTTCAATGAGCCGTGTTGGTATTCCTGATTATGTATTATTTTTTAGAAATGAAGGCGAAAACTTAATACCAATAGAACATCAAGACAAAGATTCAAAGCTACCAAATTATTTACCAGTTGATTTGTGGCAAAAATATGCTTCTCCAGTATGGTACGATATAGATTATTCTAGGACATTGCAATACCGTTCTGGGCGTGATGGTAATGATGAAAAGCATATTTGTCCTTTGCAACTTGATACGATTGAAAGGTGCATACATTTGTATTCTAACGAAGGAGAAACAGTTTTGTCTCCATTTGGAGGAATTGGGTCAGAAGGTTTTCAAGCTTTAAAGATGAATAGGAAATCAATATCAATTGAGTTAAAAGAAAGCTATTTTAATCTTAACGAGAAAAATCATAGAGAATGTGTTGAAGAAAATAATTCTATTTTAACTTTATTTTAAAAACAAAAAACATGGCAGCATTTGCAAAAGGTGGAATAAACGTAACTAAATTATTAAAACTAATGGAGGAAAATAAAGGATGCCTTTATACTTCTGAAAGCGGAGATAGCATATTAAAAATAAATATAAATTTCTTGGATAGGGATTTATTTAATGGTCAAAACATAAGTATAAGTTTGTTTAATGCGTCAAGTGATAAAGGTAATTTATACTTTGGAAACGCAAAATTAGATTATAATCACCTTGAAAACGCTGGGATTATTTAATACAAAAATAAATCAAATTATTTTTCGTAATTTTGTCAAATGAAAAAGTATAAGATAAATGATGATGTACGATTAATAGTTAATCAGTACATGGAATTGATGAAAAAAGGGGTTTCAATGAAACGTTTGGCTGATGATACAGGCATAAGTTATCATTACTTCTACAAGATGCTGGTGGAGCAGTCGATGCCAGTGTTTAAAACTCAAAAAATGAAAGACAAGGCAAATGTATTTTTGGCTCGGGAAGATGTAAAGGAAATTTTAAAAATGAAAAATAAATTATTAAACAAATGACAAACATAATTGAATTAACAGAATGTGTAATTGACTTTGAAAACTTTGAAAGTTCGGATTTTGAAAACGGGATTAATTTAAAAGTGTATTCAGACACACGTGATTTAGTTCTTTACTATGAGTGGAATGAAGAAATGGATGCAACTATTTTTGGGTTGTGGATAGAATTTGGTAAAGAAAAAGAAAAAACAATAATGTTTGATGCACCAATTAATGATTTAGAGTTATTTGCGAAATCAATTTTAGCTCATATTGACATAGTTCGAAAAAATTATGCTGAACAAATAAAAATGCAGAATGATTTGGGTTCTGTAATATAACTACAAAAATCATGAAAGAGAAAGAATTGGTATTAGCTCCATACTCTGGAAGTAATGGTATAGTGATTTATTGTAAGAATTGTGGTTGTGAATTTGAGGAAACATCTGATGGTTATTATCAGCCAATAAAATATGAAAGTGATAAATACAATCGAAAATGTAGAAGGTGTTTAAGACAATTATAAAATAAAATTTAAAAAAATCATGAAAGAAAAACTTATTGAATTGTATGGTTTTATTGAGCAACAACTTGCTGGAGAGCATGATTGGTATGTTCAAGCAATGTTAAGAGAGAAATTAAATGCGATTAACACTATTTTAAAGAAGTTACCATATTCGTTAACTGATGTAATTGAAGACTTTGAACGTGAAATATTATGAAAGACAGATTTGAAGAAGCCAAAAGGCTTATGTATTTAGCCCTATTAAGCCAGTCTCTGATAGACGAAATTGATGATGGCATAGGATTGTTTAAGATGAAGACAAAACAGCGAGCCAAAGCCTTATTAGAAGACCTTATGGTTTTAATGAATAAAGACCTTGGGAGTGAAGGAGCAGTTGACCAGCTTGTGAATCTTACGGTATGGCATAAACAAATGTATAATATCTTGATTGCAACAGGCGAATTGTCCAGATTGGAACAGCAATGTTTTGAGCAAGATTGGAATGCGTTGATAACTAAATATAAGTTGAAATCATGATGCAAACGCAACACATTGAAAAAAAAAGTATCTCTATATACTGCTTTAGCGGAAAAAATGAAAAAAATAAAAATTACAAAAAATCGGGTTTCAATGTGTTGCAAGTGTTGCGGAGCTTATAACTTATTATAAATTAGATAGTTATAAACAACACTTTATTTTTTTAAAGTGTTTTGGAAGTGTATCCCGCAACACATTTGATATTTTTTTAAGTAATTCTATTTTTTATTTTACCTAAAAAGGTATATTTTTATTTTTTAAATTTTAATTTTAACAATGATTACTATTTTTAAAACACTTTACGGCAGTAAAGATGTACCTTACCATGTAAGCATGGAAAAGGTAATAGACCGAATAAAAAACGGATCCTCCGCTGCAACAATTCAAGCCATAGCAGATGCCGAAGATAAAGAGACAAAGCAGAAGTTAAAATTTACTTTACCTTGCATTCTTTTTGCTGGCAATTTTTCAGAAAGAAACTCAAACTCCTTAATTAAGCATTCAGGGCTTTGCGTTCTTGACTTTGATGGAATACCATTGGATGAGATTAAATCATTTAAAGAAATATTAAAACAGAATGAGCATATTACATTAATTTTTAAAAGTCCGAGAGGTAATGGCTTAAAAGCTGTTATTAAAATTCCAGAGGCAAATAAAGAAAGCCACAAAAAGTATTTTAAAGGTTTTGAAAATAAATTCAATTACGATTACTTCGATTCGGCTTGCTCAAACATTGATAGGGTATGTTTTGAATCCTATGATCCGGACTTGTATTATAATCCGAATGCCAAAGTATTTGAATGCAATATTGAAAACGATGAAGGCTATCAAATGACAGAGAAAGTTCCTTTGCTCCCGATTGATAGCGAGGAAGAAATTGTAAATCGTTTGATGAAGTGGTGGGATGCAAAGTATGGGTTTGTTGCTGGCGAAAGAAATAAAAACATTTACGTTTTAGCTTGTGCTTTTTGTGAATATGGAGTAAGCCAAGATTATGCTATTGGATATATTAACAACAATATTGTTATTGGAGATTTTCCAGAGAAAGAGGCTATAACGGCAATCCGGTCAGCATACAAAAAAATGACATTTGGGACTAAGTACTTTGAAAATGAGCAGAAGATTAATAAAATCAAAAGTTCGTTTAAGGATTTAAAAAAAAATGAAATTATTAACAAGTTTGGCATTGATGATTCCACCTACACCGAAATAAAAGAGGAAGTTGATCATGACTTCTTTTGGTATTATACAGAAGAAAAAAAGCCAAAATTAAAAATAGATTCTTTGCTTTTTAAAAACTTCTTAGAAAGGCATGGCTATAAAAAGTTTTTCCCGCATGAATCAAATAATCCGACCTTGGTTTTTATTGAATCAAACAAGGTCGAGGAGACATCATCGGACAAGATTAAGGACTTTGTATTAGAATACCTTTTAAGTAAGCGAGAGAACGAAGTTTGGAACTATTGCAGTACTTCTTCTAAATTGTTTTCGGACGATTACCTAACTATGTTAAGCACCATTGAATTAATGATGCTCAAGGATGAAAAGGACAAATCTTACATAGCATTTAGAAATGGCATATTAGAAGTAACAGCAGACAAAATAGAACTGAAAGATTACATTGATATTGAAGGTTATATCTGGAAGAACCAAATTATAAATAGAGAGTTTAAAAGGACATTGAACTTTGAGAATGATTACAAAAGCTTTATAAACAATATTTGTAAGGATAAATCAATAGAATCTGTAATTGGGTATCTACTTAGTACTTATAAGGACAATACCAATAACAAGGCTATAATATTAAATGATGAAGTAATAAGCGAAAACCCAGAGGGTGGCACCGGCAAAGGTTTATTTATTCAGGGAATTAAACAGATCCGAAAGGTTGCTATCTTGGATGGTAAAACTTTCGACGACAAGAAGTCTTTTCCATACCAAACAGTTCAGCAAGACACCCAAATACTTGTTTTTGATGATGTAGTTAAGAATTTTAACTTTGAATCTAAATTTAGTCTTGTTACCGAAGGCATGACGTTGGAACGAAAAAATAAGGATGCAATCAAGTTAACAGTTAAGGAAAGCCCGAAAATGGTTATCAGCACCAACTACGCTATAAAAGGAGAGGGAAACAGCCACGACAGAAGAAGATTTGAGATAGAATTTGCCCAGCACTACGGAAAGAAAAACACACCTTTTGATGAGTTCAAAAGACAAATCTTTGACGATTGGACAGTTAATGATTTTACGCATTTCGATAATTACATGGTCTTTTGCTTGCAATCTTATTTAAGAGATGGATTGATGCAACAGGATGCCAAAAACATCAAGTTAAGGAAATTTATCGCAGAGACTTCGATGGAGTTTTACGAATGGATTAATGACAGCGAAAACTTCAGGAGCAATACACGAAACAATAAGGGCAAAGCTTATGAAACATTTGTGAACGAATATATTGACTACAAAAAACTTTCAAGAAAGAGGTTTCATATTTGGGTTGAAAAGTATTCAAATTACAAAGGATTTATATTTTCGGAAGGAAATACACAGGGCGAAAGGTGGTTCATGGTTACAGACGTAAATACTTTAGAAGATGCACCATTTTAAATTAAGAGACTACCAGCAGGAAATAGCTCAAGAAGCATATAAAATATTAATATCAAAAAAAATAGTTTATTTAGCACTTGAAGTGAGGATTGGTAAAACCGCTACGTCATTAGAAGTTTGTAGATTAATTAATGCTAAAAATGTTCTATTCTTGACAAAAAAAAAGGCAATTTCAAGTATTGAAAATGATTATAAAAACTTTGGTTTTACTTTTAATATTGACATTATAAATGACGAACAATTAAAAAACATAAATTCTAAATATGATATAGTTATTCATGATGAACATCATAGATTTGGAAAATATCCTAAGCCTTCATTTGGCACAAAATTATTTAAGGAAAAATTTTCCAATCTTCCACAAATATATTTATCAGGAACTCCTACACCAGAATCATATTCGCAGATTTATCACCAATTTGCAGTTTCTGATTATAGCCCTTTTAATAATTATAAAAACTTTTATAAATGGGCTAATGACTTTGTAACAGTAAAAAAGAAATATGTATCTTACGGTGAATTAAACGATTACAGCGATGCAAATATAGAATTGATACAAAAGTACATTAATCCTTATATTATAAGTTTTACGCAAAAGCAGGCTGGCTTTACAACGGAGGTTAAGGAAAATGTATTAACCGTAAAAATGAAGCAGCAGACATACGAACTAATTAAAAAGTTAAAAAAAGATTTAATAATAGAGGGTAAGCAGGAAGTAATATTGGCGGACACAGGCGTAAAGCTAATGAGCAAAGTACACCAGCTTTATAGCGGAACGGTAAAGTTTGAAAGCGGTAATTCTATGATTATAGACGACAGTAAAGCCGAGTTTATAAAAGAAAGGTTTTCTGGAGTTAAAATAGGGATATTCTACAAATTCAAAGAAGAATATAACTTATTAAAAAAGGTATTTGGTGAAAACTTATGTAACACAGTTGAGGAGTTTGACAGCACTGATAAAAACATCGCTTTACAAATTGTTTCGGGTCGGGAGGGCATAAGTTTGAGAAATGCCAAATATTTGATATATTTAAACATAGATTTTTCGGCGACATCATACTGGCAGAGCAGAGACAGGCTAAGCACGATGGAAAGGCTTAAAAACGATGTATTTTGGATTTTTGCCGAGGGTGGTATAGAGTTCTATATCTATAAGGCAGTTATGAACAAAAAAGATTTTACACTTCAATTTTTTAAAGAATATGTTAGAAAGCAAGATACAAGCTAAAATTATAAAGCGGTTTACCGATGGAGGTTATATGGTAATTAAATTAATCAAAACATCAAAAAACGGAATCCCAGACTTAATGGCTTTAAAAGATGGTAAAACTATTTTTATAGAAGTTAAAAGACCATTGTTGGGCAAATTGTCAAAGGTTCAGGAATACAGGATAAAGGAATTAAAAGAATATGGGTTCGATACATTAATATTAACAGAATGAAATACAATAAAGAAAAACAAGAAATAGAAACTTTAGAGAATCACAAAGCTTTCTACAAAACAATCAAGCAAATATGCGAAAGGGATTTTGTTCTTTCAGCAGCCAAGCCAATGAACCACATTTGTAGCCTACAGGACAAAATAGGGGTTTTTATTAAAACAGAAAAAGGTTTAAAGTTAGCAAACAAAGACCAGCGATTAAGAGATGCGGAATTTGCGGATAAGTGGTTAGAAAAAGTAAGTTTAGATTTAATAGATTCAGGAATATCATGGTAGAAGAGAAACAAGCAAACAAAGTCAATCAATTTGCAACGAAAGGAAACAGGAATTTCCCAAAGGAAGATTTTACAAGAAATCATAAGAAATCAAAAGTAAAATCAATAGCAGATCCAAGATTAGAAAAAATCAATATTTTGCTATCACACCAACGCAGAGGGTGTTTAAACAAAACAATAGAGTTGCACCAGCTCGATATAATGAAAGCAAGGTGGGAAAGGGATGGTTATACCTTAACAGTAATAAACTAATGCTAATAAAAGACATTCAAGACCTGGATGTTAGAAAGCTGGCATTAATAAGGCAGCAAGCTTATCAAGGCAAATCAAACATAGAACAACCATTATTAACTGCATTCCTCTTTAGTAAAACTCCAGAGGGTGGTTCTTTTTGGAGGAAAGTAAAGAATAAAAAAAAATAATCGTATTTATTTTTTTAATCAAATTTTTGTTTTAATTTTGGGCATGGATAAAGCAACACGAAATAATTTAATTCAATTTGGAATTGGGTTAATTATAACGCTTACTTTAATCGGTGCGTTAACAGGTATTATTTTAAAAATTGTAAACAATTAAAACAATGAAAAAAGAACTCAATTTAATTATGGAAATCTTAGAGAATTCTGTAAGCCTTCAACTTCATCATATTGCCTACAGGATTGATGGAGGTTACTTAGAAGTCTATTCTAAGGATTCAAGACATTTTAGTGCTACTAAGTTAATAGGCACTATAGAAGGTATTGATCATGTTGGCTGTTATATGGAGTACAATGAAAAGTTGGACAAGGTAGTATTAGTAATATTTTAAACAAGTAATAATTATGGCTATAATAGCTAAAAATTCAGGCGGTGGAGATTATGCCCCAATGGAAAGTGGAATGTACGTTGCAAGATGCGTACAAATGATTCAAATCGGTACAATAACCGAAATAATAAATGGTGAAACAAAGACACACCACAAAGTAAGATTAGGGTTTGAGTTCCCGACAGAAACAAAGGTATTTAAAGAAGAGAATGGAGAGCAGCCTTATTTCCTTTCAAAGGAATATACACTAAGTTTCCACGAAAAAGCAACCTTACGCCAGCACTTGGAGACGTGGAGAGGCAAGAAGTTTACGGAGGAAGAAGCCAAAAGCTTCGACATAACGAGGTTAATTGGAGTTCCTTGCACTATTAATGTGGTTCATAAAGAAAGCAAGACTGCAAAGGTTTATGCCGAGATTGGAAGCATCAGCCCATTAATGAAGGGAACGGCTTGCTTAGAGCAGGTAAACCCGACACAAGTTTTAAGTTATGATGAGTTTAACTGGGATTTATTTGATAGCCTTCCAGACTTCCTTAAAAAGAAGATTGAGAGTTCTAACGAATATAAAGAAATAGCAACAAGTAGAGCTTTGGAAAATAATAAAACAACCGAAGAGGTCCCTTTTTAATATGAGAAACCCATTAGCAATTTACGAACAATTAAGCCCGCTTTACGAGATCAGTAAGGCGGAGCTTAAAAGTCTTGCCAAAGAACAGGCAGACTACATTTTAGAATCTGGATCAAGCGAGAAGGCATTTGCCTTTCTTAAAAAAATATCAGAATTGATTGATAAAGTAGTTGATGGAATCAAAGATGATGCAATAGAAGAAGTAAGGAAAGGAAACAATCATGCTCATGGCGTAAAAATGACCGTAACAGGGAAAACTACCTACGACTACTCGAACGATGCTGTATGGTCAGATTTGAAGGTAAAAATCAAAGAGCGTGAAGACTTCCTTAGGTCAATAAAGTTTTTCATTGATGTAGTTGACGAAAATACTGGCGAAGTTACGAGAGTGATGCAGGCAGGAAAGAAGGTCACAGATTACATTAAATCTGAATTTTAATGTTAGAATTAATTATCTTAATCATAGTAGCTGACTTAGTAATAAGTTGGCTGCTATCAGACAAAAAAAAGAAATGAAAAAATATTTTGAAGACCCAGCAGAAAACACGAACCCATGGTTTCTGTTATCGTTTTTTTTATTCTCAATCATTTGCCTACTTTTAAAGGCATTAATTTAAAATTTTAATCTTTAAAACAATACAAAAAATGACAAATTTGCCTTACGTAAAAAAATATTCTGAAAAAGGAGAATTAATTAACCCAATAGAAGGTAATTATAAATCAGTCGGTAAAAACAGAAGCCAAAGAAGAAAACTTTTTAAAGGTTCGCCATTTATTGGCAACAAAAAAGGCATTTCTTTAAGTATAGTTAAAATTGGACCATTAAGCTTCCAAAAATATAAAAAAGTAATTCAAAAAGTATTTTTAAAAGATGGTTCAGTTAAATTTATTAATCATTGGGTTCTTATGAATATAAGTAATTGATTTTTAAATAACAATTCAAGTCCGAAAGACCATTTTTGCAAACGGTTAATTTCGGGCATGATAACAATTTCACCTGAATTTTTTGGGTGCGATTGCAAAGGTCGGAGACGACAATAAAGTTCTTTTAACCGCAAACCAAATGCGAAACAATCAGAGGGGGAAATCCGAATAGTTATAGGGCGAAAGTACGCTGATAGCCAGTACCAAGCTGGCGAGGTTTCAATGTTGGGTGTAACTTACATGACACTTGGAAATTGTCTTTGCGGTTGAAAAAAAAATGGTCAGGTGGCGGAATGGTAGACGCTATTATCTGAAAGGCTGAATGCGAGTTAGTTTCGATGCTAACGTAGACCTTGGTAGGTAGGAACAGCCACATTACCCGTTCGATTCGGGTCTTGACCGCAAGTATTTTCAGGTTTATTAGCTAAGATTGGGGCAGGTTCTTCTTGCTCCAACTTTTTTAAATGAAAAATTATTTAAATAAATAGATAAAAAATGAAAAATGTACACTTGATACCAACGGATAAACCTAGTAGGTTAGGATATTTGACTAAAAAAGGTAAAGAAGTTTTTAAAGATTTAAGATTATTTGATAAACCTATGCCAAATATTTTAGATAGCGAGAATCAAAACATCTACATCACTTCTGATGAAGAAATTAATGGATTAGAAAATAATATTTGGGTATATAATAATGGTAGAGTTTGGTTATGGGAAAATACAATGGCATTAGTTTCTAATAATAAACCAAGAAAAATCATCTTAACAACAGACCAAGACTTAGATGGTGTACAAGCTATTGATGATGACTTCCTTGAGTTCTTGGTTCAGAATCCGAGTTGTGAGAGGGTTGAGATAAAAGAAAAACAACATTTTGAAGCGGATAAATCTAAAAGAATTAATCCTTTAAATGGGGTTTATTATTCTTATAAAATAATCTTGCCCAAAGAAGAGCCTAAACAAGATTACAGTGGTGTTCATTTCAGACATTGTTATCAAGGAGAATACGAAGATAGCTGTAAGTATGGAGAAGATAATTGTCCTGCAAAACCAAAAGAAGAGCCTAAACAAGAATTTACAACAGTAAATGGCACTTCTGGTTGTACTATTACAGTTACGGACGAAAAAGGGAAACCTCTTACTTATTGGGGCGGGTTAAAAGAGATTAAATCACATTCATTTTGTGAAACACCAGAAGAAAAATGCACAATGAATTATTGTGATGAAAATGGTTGTCAAAATAGGAAAAGGCAATTGACAGACCTAGAAATAGCTATAAGATTAGAAGAAATCGAGAGAGAAGAACCTACTCAAGAAACTATTGAGGGAGCGGCTGAAAATCATCAAAAAGGAGGTTATGAATGGCAAAATGAAAAGAGGAAATCTTTTACAGCAGGTGCAAAATCTGACGCTGCAAGGGATTACTGGTTTGAGAAGTTCCAAGAACAAGGCAAGAATAAGTTCAGTGAAGCAGAAAAACCGCAACTGAATATAGGTGCAGTTAGCAGAAGTACTTTCTTGATGCCTATTAGATGGTTTGAAAAAATGTCTTGCAAGCATAAAAATAAGACTGAAATTTTTAGATGCTACCAAGACAGATATGTTAGTGAAGTATGCAATATTTGTGGAAAAGTTATTTACAGCGAATTATAGCATTTCTGCTAAAAAACATATCCTAACCGTAGGAAGTAGCATAGCTGGGTAATGTAACTAATAGGTTTGAGTGTACAATCAAATACAGGTTCGAATCCTGCCTTGACCGCAACACGTATTTTCAGGTTTATTAGTTAAGATTGGGGCAGGTTCTTCTTGCTCCAACTTTTTTTAATGATTTAAACAAAAAACAAAAATGGACAATATCAAATTAACATCAGTAGTTCCACAGGAACAAAACACTATCTCTTTTATGCAAGATAATGCTGGAAGAGAAATTTTAAAACTTTGTGAAAATGGAGATATTTTCGTAAAAGGTAAACTTGCAGAAAATGATAAAGAAGTTGTTGATGCTTTAAGAGAATTTCTCAAAACACAAGGTTTCCTAAAATAGCCTATAACAGGCATATTTACCCATTAAAAAAATAACAACAATGAAAGAAACAATTAAAGCAAACGATTTAAGGATTGGGAATTTTGTCCTAGATAGAGGCAATAAAATATTAACTATTGATAGATTTTGGGGTAATAAAATTGAGTGCGATATTAAAGGAATGCCAGATAAATCAGAAAGTGGAATACAAGTGTATTTACATCCATTTACAGAAGATATACATTACTTAATACCAATCCCACTAACCGAAGAATGGCTTTTGAAACTTGGGAAGATTGATTGGATTTCAAAAGACATAAATGGAATATTTTTTTGGTTTAATGGAGAAAAAAAATACATAAAATTTGTTCATTCATTACAAAATACGTATTTTTGCATAGAACAAAAAGAATTAATATGAGACAGTATTTAACAACAAAATATTTTATTTCCAATGATGGTAAAGTTTTAAACTCTAAAACTGGAAGATTTTTAAAAAATCAAAATAATGGCAATGGTTATGAAAAAATAACATTAACTATTGATGGGGTTCAATGTCAAAAGTTAATTCATAGATTAGTTGCCGATTTATATATTCAAAGAGTAAAAGATAAGAATCAAGTAAACCATATTAACGGGATAAAAACCGATAATAGGGTTGAAAATTTAGAATGGTGCAACAATAAAGAAAATCAAATTCACGCACACCTAAACGGTTTAAAACAAAATGGAAATAGCCTATGGAATGGTAAGTTTTCTAAAGAAGATATTGAAAAAATAAAAACATTAAAAAATAATGGAATGCTTCAATATAAAATAGCTGAAATAATGAATACAACAAAAGGAACAATATCTTTAATATTAAATGGAAAAAGATATAAATATTTATAAAAATCTATACTTCGCATTAACTGGATAAGAATTAACTATAAAACAACAATGAAAGAGACAATACCAGTAGTAGGCAAAACTTACCACTACTTTGACGATGGCAAAATTAAAGTAAGTAGAAGAGGAAAAGTAGTTATAACAGACGTGATACCTTTTGAGAATATTGACGAAGAAACATTG